TTTAAACCAACATGGCAAAAGTAACTCTTGTAGATAAGAGACTGCAATTAACACGGTCTGAAATTATAAAGTTTCAGATCATGTTATATTGCTACTTCAAGAACCTGGTAGTAAGTGATGCAGATTACAACTGTCTTACTCTACTGGCTGCTATGGGGGAATCAGATCTTACTGAATTTTGTAATTTAGCTGCTGAACACTCTATATTCAAGAGTACTCAGACGGTTAGGAACTGTTTAATCAAAATGGAGAAGATGGGACTGGTATCTAAGAAAGCGCGCAGTAAAAAGAAGATAGCTCTTGAACCGGAACTTATGGTTATGTCAAGAGGTAATGTTTTATTAAACTATAAAATACTACATATTGAACCCCAAGAAGCCTAGCTATTTTCTTAAACTTACTGCAGAACAACATGGAGTAAGTGAAGAACTGGTTAAAGATATCATAGACATGTACTGGGAAGATGTGAGAAAATCATTGAGCGAACTTAAACATCATTCTGTGTATGTAGTAGGATTAGGTACATTTAAAATTAAGTACTGGAAACTAGATGAGAAAAAGGTAGAATACTGCAGAATGTTAGCCAGTAATAATGGAAATAGCTTCAAGAAGATGGTAATGCAGGCTGAGTTAGAAGATAGAATTGAGAAGTTTATGGTATTACAAGAGATGCTATTTGAAAATAACAAAGAGAGAAAACTAAAAAAAACAATAAGATATGCTAAAATTAACTCAGATCTGGAAAAACAAGTCTCTAATATTGGAGGGAGTAATGAACTCAATCCTGAAGAAGGGACCGGTAGAGGCAATCTACCTGAAGAGAATGAAGATATGCAATCTATGCACTCTTCTGGATAAACAAGGGGGTACTTGTGCTGTACCGGGAACAGGACCATGTTGCTCAAAGTGCGGATGCAGTCTAGCATTCAAACTCAGAGCAATAGAATCAGTATGTCCTCATCCTACAGCGCCTAAATGGAAGGAGGAGAAATTATGAGAAAAATAAGTGATATTGAATTAGAAGAACTACTAGCTGATCAGAAATTATTCAGCAAAGATACTCAACTAAAAGTATCTGCTAAAGAATTTGAGTTCACCTTATTTGGAAGAACTTTTAGGTTTGAGACTTATGTAAAACACACAAAGCCTGTAAATATGTTTGCTCCAGTAGAACCTTGTGAAACTAGTTCTAGATTAGCTGCTGTTTTTTGTAAAACCCCTTCTCCTCCATACACAGATGAAGATATAATAAGATATCGTGAACAGATAGCTGAACATAAGGAGACGAGGAAGAAATTAAAAGAGGAGCTTCCTATACCTGGAGTACCTCCTAATTATGATGGTCATTCACATTCTAATAGATTTGATTAATGTCAGTAATATTTAAACCAGAAGACCATAGCTATCATAGTTCTACTCCGGGAGAAAATATTAACTGGATAGGGGTAACTAGCTTTGTGGGATTATTCAAGCAGAAGTTTGATCCTATAGCTCAGTCTATAAAGTCATCTAAGAATAAAAGATCTAAGTGGTACGGTATTCCTCCTGAAGATATTCAAAAAATATGGGCCGGAGAAGGTAACCGCGCAGTAAAGCATGGCTCTATTTATCATGATCAAAGAGAAGCTGATATTACCGGAATTGCCACTATAGAAAGAGATGGTAGACCCATTCCTATAATTAAGCCTAAATTTATGGATGGAGTTAAGGAAGCACCTGCTCAAATACTATTTGAGGGAATCTATCCTGAACATTTTGTATATTTGAAATCAGCCGGTATATGTGGTCAGTCAGACCGTGTAGAAGTAATTAACGGTAGAGTGGATGTGATTGACTATAAGACAAATAAAGAAATTAAAATAGAGTCCTTTAAGAACTGGGAAGGGATGTCTCAAAAGATGTTGGGTCCATGCGCACACTTAGATGACTGTAACTTTAATCACTATGCTCTTCAGCTTAGTACTTATGCTTACATCATACTGAGACATAATCCTCCATTTATGCCCGGTAAACTCACTCTACATCATATAGTATTTGAGAAAGATGGAGAAGATAAATTTGGATATCCTATTCTTAAGAGAGATCCTCAGGGAGAAACTATAGTAAAAGAAGTGGTGCCATATGAGGTTCCCTACCTCAAGTCAGAGGTAATTGCAATGATCAACTGGCATAAAGAAAACCCAAGAATATGAGTAACTTCACATTAGATAATTTTAAAGAAGTCCTGCATGACTTCTACAGTAAACCGGAGCCACCTAGAGAATTTGTAGTAATGACAGGATCTCAAGGAATGAAGATGTTCAATGAAGCAATGCAGACTGAAGTATTCAGAGAAAGAAGAATTACTGCCCATAAGGTAATATCTATCCTTGCTGAAAACCATCAGATTACTCTTAATGAGTGGAATAACTTAACTAAAATGATAGACTCTCCTGATTATGAGAATCTAATTATAGTAGAATCTATTATAGAACAATATGAGCAACGATGAATATCAGCACCAAACCTTTTGTCAACATGTAAAGATGAGAAAACCTAAGATAATTTTAATACCCAAGATAACTTATACAACCTTCCCTGGACTGTGTATAGGAATTGGCTTTCCGGGAACAGATTATGGTGATCTATATATTAGTGTATTATGTTTCGGTATTCATTTTAAATGGAGAAAAAGATGAGCTTCCCTAAGATTAAAGGAATAACTTGGATCTCTGAAGAGTTTCCAGATATAGTAAGTATTCCAGTCACCCTTGTGGATAGAAAGATACAAAATCTAGATATAGAAGGATTAGAGATTCCTGAAATTGAAGTTCAACAATTCTTTGATATCTCTCAACTTGCCGGAGTAAGAAATTGGTATGAGGATGATGTAGAAGAAGCTTCAGAAAACATGTGCCTTGTGGATATTACAGGTATGACAGACTTTGTGGCTAATCTTTCAAAAGAGAATTTAATTGAAGCATGGATATTTTATAAACGGTTTAAATACTCAAGATCATGATACCAGAAATATTTGATATAGTTAGTGGCAAAATAGTAGTGAATGAGAATGTACTACTTATCCCAGAACTTAAAGCAGTTCACGATAAGTATAAGGATCCTATTCCAGCACTTAGTTTTCTTCATTACAAATACAGTCCAAAGGGCCCTTATTGTAATACTCCGGAAGCAGATAAGGACGATATCTTACTTCTAGACTTTCCCGGTGAATATACATTAGAAGATAAAGAGATGATCAAAGCTATGGAGAAATTAGCTTCATTTATGATGAGTCCTACTTACCGGTATTACCTAGACAATAAAATTCTACTTGAGAAGATGGGCAAGTTCGGAAGAATGGCCACAGTAACTTCAGGTAGAGATGGTAATGCTTCAGTATTAAATTCTCAGTTAAGCAAAGTAGGCAAGACTATCTCAGAGTTTAAACAACTAGAGAAAGTAGTACAACAAGAACTTGATGAACACAAGAGTAGAGTAAGAGGCGAAAAAAGAAAGGCTTACGACCAGTAATGATAGACCCTTTCATAATAATTCCCACTTGGGAAAATGGTGATTGGACTCACACTACTTTTGCCACAAGACAGGACTTTATTGATTTCCTACTACCAATCTTTAAGGAGCCTGGTAAGTGTGAATTTAATGAGACTATTCTTATATTCCAACAACAAGGTTTAAAGTATAGAGAAATAGGATACTACTGTGCATTTCCTGAAGGATCCCGTGATCACAGAAATTACTGGGAGACTGAGAAAGATAAATGTAGACATGGTGCTATTTTCAAAGCTAACGGTAAGACTTGGTATCTTCCCCGCGAGCTTTACATGTGGCTTAACTTTCTTCCTATCAATGATAAAATGAAGAAGAAGTTGACCTTTCCTCAAGTTTGGGATACCCAGTATTACATGGCCTTATATGAACTCTTGGCAGAGCTTCACTATAAGCATTGCGCGATCCTCAAGAAGCGGCAAATAGCATCTTCTTACTACCATTGCGCTAAAATGATCAATCTCATCTGGTTTGAAGAGACTCCTATTATCAAGATGGGAGCATCTCTTAAAGACAAGATCAATGAGAAAGGATCCTGGAAGCTCTTAGATGAATACAAATCATTCTTAGATAGTAAGACAGCATGGTACCGCCATATGAGTCCGGGTAAAGTAATGATGTGGCAGCAGCAGATTGAAGAGACTATCAATGGCAGGCCTCAAATGATTGGAGGTAAAGGGGTTATCCAAGGATGCACACTAGAGCAAGATCCCACCAATGGTGTTGGAGGTGACTGTAGATTATTCTTCTATGAGGAAGGTGGTATTGCTCCTACTGCAGATCAAACTAAAGAGTATATGCTCTCAGCTTTGTCTATGGGAGAGATAGTAACCGGTATATTTATTATTGCCGGTTCAGTAGGAGCACTAGGTCAATGTAAGCCTCTTGAGCACATGGTTAAGTATCCGGATGTAAATGATATCTATGCTGTAGAAAGTAACTTACTTGATGATAAAGGAACCATAAGTAGAACTGGGTTATTCATTCCGGAGCAATGGTCCATGCCTCCTTATATTGATGAGTTTGGTAATTCTCTTGTAGAAGAAGCTTTAGCCTCTCTAGATAAGAACAGAGAGCAGATGAAGAAGGATCTTGAACCGGCACTTTATCAATTAAGAATATCTCAGCGTCCGCGTAATATAGCTGAAGCATTTGCTCACAGATCAGTATCCCTATTCCCTCAACATTTGATTACTGCACAGAAGAGAAGAATAGAAGATAAAGAATACTTCTGTGAACACCTGGATATCTCCAGAGATGCTGAAGGTAAAATCAAAGTAACTAAGAGTCATAAGATTCCTATCCGAGAGTTTCCTATGACCAAAGCCACAGAAGATAAAACAGGAGTACTTGAGGTGTGGGAAAGACCAGATGAGAAAGCTGAATGGGGTACCTACTACGGCTCAGTAGATCCGGTATCTGAGGGTAAGACAACTACCTCAGAATCACTATGTTCTATTTATATCTATAAGCGGGCCATTGAGGTTACTAAAGTAGATACCGATAAGACAGAGACCTTCATAGAACAGGACAAAATAGTAGCCTCATGTACTTTCAGGTATGATGACCTTAACGCGACACATGAGAGACTTGAATTGATCATTGAGTGGTATCAGGCTTGGACAATTGTAGAGAACAACATCTCTCTTTTCATCCAGTACATGATAGGTAAGAATAAACAGAAGTATTTGGTACCTAAAGATCAGA